AATACTTGCATACTCTTTACCATCATTACCTAATCCTATCACATTACCTTCTGAATCTGTACTAGGTGTACCGTATACTCTTCTTAACTGAGCTTGCTTTAGTTGTCTATCAGCTAAACTACCGTCTCTATCGTTATCCATCTTCTCCATTTGAGACTGTAATAAATCTAATTCATACTGTAATTTCTCTTTTTCAAATGCTAGCTGTTTTTCTTGACTAGCCCACTGCAGTGCTGTACCCATAGCACTTGACGTAATCTGCCCACTCATAGCCGATATAGTCTCTGCTATTACTTTAGCTCTATCAGTACCTTTAATCTCTCCTGCTTCTAACAGGTCGATTAAAGTATGTTTCATTCTGATATATACACCATCCTGACCTAAAGCTTCTTCTACAAGCTCTCTCTGTTTAGATACTACATCTAAGTCTGTTTCTTCTAATATTGTTATTGCCATTTATTTTCCTTTATCTTGTAAACACATCAACTTCCATACTATATGTATAGGTACCTCCACCATATACAGAATAGTAGTATACTTTATAGTATAAAGATCCATTCTGCGTAACTAACCAAGCATGTCCTCTATACGTATTATTGGAATAAGAGTAATTTACTTCAGTACTAACTCCTTCTGAGTATACTATACAATAATATGTGTGATACACTGCAAGATTAGCGTCTGCATCACTAGCGTATGGGACTCTAACAATCATAAGGTCTCCTTCAGTTAGCCCTTCTTGCATTGGAGCACTCCAAAACGTACCTGAAGAAGCAAATCCTACAGACACTGTAGTACTAATAGACTCCCTACCAACATACCTTAAGTGAAATGGAGAATTACTGTTAAATACAATATTACTACTATCCCCTATAACTATTTGACCGCCGCTCATAGATAAATAAGAGTCACTGCCTAGAGTAACGTTGCTATTTATGAGCTGAAAATTTCTCCCTTGGGTACTTATTACATCATCTACAGTATTAAGCTGTTCAGATGATAGGTATTTTGTATTTTTTAAAGATCTCTGTCCTATTAGTATATCCGTATTATCTACAAACACGGTAGAGTCTAAGGGAGCTAAAGGCGAAATTATACCGTCATTTTGAAAGTTAGTAAGCAGGATCTTAACGTCACTTCCAGTATACCCGGTATGTATTCTGCAGTACTTGTACACACTAGAAGGATACATAGCTCTATCATACAGTGTACTTGTAGAGTTGTCTCCTGCTGCTGCGCTACTAGTTTTATACCACATAACAGCGCTAACTACAGTGTATGTATTAAACCTACCCATCCCTTTTACTTGAGTTGTAGACCCCCCTAGAATAGGGAAAAACCTTAGCCCAGGGTAAGTATCAACTAGTGTGTAAAACTCGTCTTCAAATAAACAAACTTTAGAGTTATTCCCACCTGACGCTAAGTAAACCGTATTAAACATTTGACAACTGAATAATTGGTACTTTGAATGAAACACTGTAGTAGATAGTCTATCCCCTGCTATAGCTGCTTGCGGCAATTCATCATTAGTTATATGTACTATAGGGTCATTACTATTATCTCTACCGATATACAAACTCATGATATGTATATACTCCCATTAACTAAATCTATTTCCATGCTACCATCATAACTTTTAATAACACCGCCACCTACAGCATTACCACCTGTTATATTACCTGTAAAAGTAATGTTTTTAGACATCACTTCATTAGCGAACACAGTATCTACGTTAATAAGATCCGCGTTTATCAAGCCACCGTTAATAACCGTTTGCCCTGCCGATGCTTTAGCTTCCATATCGGCATAACTAATATAACCTAATCTTTGAGCTAACTCATCTTTACTATCAGCAGCAGAAATTTCGGTATCTACATACTCTTGAGTAGCTACTTCTTTAGCTTTTAAACTTGCTGGTGTTATATTATTTATATTTAGTGCCATTATATCGCTCCTTTACTTACAACTAAGTATACATTTTTTGTTGTTGTCGTTAATTGATAGTTTATCCATAGTTCTCTGCGTTAACATCTAAGTGCAGTATCCAATCGTTAGCACTAGTAGCATATTGCACCCAAGGAACTACCCTAAACCGTATATCAGTGTCAGTACTGTGTACAACTGTTGCCGATACGACACCTGCTTTAACACTGCTAGCTGAAGCTTTTACGGTTGTCCAAGCCCCCCCATTAACACTTTTCTGTATAGTAGCTGTAACATAGTAATCGTTACCACCTTTTATTTCTGCAGTTGCAAATATACTAAATGTTATAGATGCAGGACACATCCTAAAAGCCTGGTAGCCAGAAGAGTAACTTCTACTTTTATAAGTATCTGAATATAAAGGAGGGTTAGATAGTGAATTTCCTTGTACCAGCCCGTATTTTTTGGTTAAAATAAGCGGTCCAAAATTATTTGGATAACCTACAGCTTTTACTTTAACATCCCCAACAGACAGCGCGGTCCCGTCGAGAACTGCCCCTTTAATATACGCTCCGTATATGTTAGGATCAGTACTAGTACCTGCTGCATCACTGCTTAATCTAAAGCCTTGGGTGGGACTTCCTATTGAGCCGTGAGGATTCCCATTAAAGTTCTGCGATACTAATCCTCCGCCTTCCCATACAGTAGTATTTCCAGTAGTTGAAGCTAGCCTATCAGCATACATTTTACCTGTTACTATATTGTTAGCCGTCAATAAATCAGACTTAATATAACCACCTTCAACTACAGTAGTACCTAGTTTAGCACTTTCTACTAAATCTTCATACGCCATAGCTCCTAGGCTATTTACTGCGCCATCTACGTAATCTACACTTGCAAAACTACCTGTCAGCGTATCCGCAGTAATCTTAGACAACTTCATTCTACTTATGGTACAAGCAGTTTGCCAACCTAATAGCAATGTAGTAGATCCAGCAGGTTGAGAGAAGTTACTAACACTACCTACTTTAGTTCCATCAGCCGTTCTTACTGCTCCGTCGTTATCTGTATTACCTGTAGTAGGATTTATTATACCTTCTACTACATACCAAGCATTAGCGTCTAATGCAGAACCTGTGTAAGTAACAGTCGAATAAGTTACGTTATTACTTCCGTCAATAGTCACTATTTTAAACTTACTTAAATCTGTAACGCCTTTAAACCCAAATCTATAGTAATAAGGAATATACAGCTCATCTACGTAAGGACTATATACTTCATCATTTGAATCTAGAGTTATTTGCGCTTCAGCAAAACCGTCAATACCGGCTTCAAATGACTTTATAGGATTTCCTACAAATTGATATCCCGCATTATTTACATCAGCAACTAAACTTGTTGTAGGTATTAAATTATCCGTAATATTGATATTTTTATCACCTACTTGTACTTGTTCTATAGTACTTGCTACAGCTTCTTCTATAGAACCTACTTGTCCGCTATTAAACGTAACCTTACCGTTAAATACTACATCACTACCATCTATACTAAATGGCTGCGCTTGTGTAGTAGGGTTAGTTACTTTAAACTTATCGGCAGTTACCCAAAACTCGCTATCACCTACGGGTACAGTATTAGGTATACCATCAGTATCTGTTAAACTACTAACTAAACCGAACCCACTGTTATAATAGTTTCCGTTAATATTTAAGTTACTATTAAACTCAAATTTGCTTTCTACTTCTTCGGCAGTAGCTCTAATAGTACTATTCAACTGGCTGTCAGCACCACCTATTTGTCCTGTATTAGGGTCTTCTAAATAACCACTTAATCCGGTACCCGTACTCGCACCTGCCTCATCAATCCCAACATACGTATTTATAGTACTTATAGCTTCGGCTCTAGACTCTACTTCATCGCCTAAACTTGCTATAAGGGAGTCCGTACTAGTCACTCTAGCTGATGATTCATCTACTATAGCTTGTTGTAGTGTAGCTAAAGAAGCACCTATATCGCTATCAGCGTCATTTAACTGAGCACTAATAGTATTTAGTACTGTAGCTACTACTTCATCTTTGCTAGCCTTAGTACTCTGCAAATCTATTATCTGCGCATTTGCTTCACTTAGTCCGTCGCTAAAGTTACTGTTAAGTGTTTCTATTACTGTATTTAACCTAGTATCTTCATCACTTAAGTCTATTATCGATTGGGTATACTGATTTAATGGTACGTAGCTAGTAGCAAATTGGCTAAGCACTTCGTTTAACTGGTTTACTAAACTAATATTGCTTGTATCAACAGCGATGTTTACAACTACTTGAACTAGATCTTTCATCCACTGAGGAGCATCATCATGCAGCTGGGGTATATATATATCATCACCAACAATAGTATATTCTTTTTTAGCTACAGTAATATCTAAGTCATCTAAATTCTGCACTTCTGCTACGGATGTACTATCTATACCATTTATCTCTATAGGTTCTTCTGTAGTCACCTCTACACTAGTTGGTTCTAATTCTATCATTGTTAGTCCACATATACTTTATCTACAACTGCAGTAAAGTCCCCGTTGTTAACGGTAGAACACTGTACTTTTAATTTATACAACGGTTTTGTATAGTAATAATCAGCTTTATCGCCTCTTTCAGCTTCTAGTGTATCAGCTAGCGTACTCGACACAGTAACTGTAATTTTACCATTAACGGCATCCGTTACAGTTACAGGTAACGCAGTTACTACAGCACCTGTTTCTAGTAAATGCAATGTAGCTGTAAAAGTATCTGAACCTTCTATAACCATAGGAAGTGTTGTACCATTCTGTTTAACAGTGAGTATAAACTCATTATCAATACCTCTATTTATTACAAATTTACTCATACTTTTCCTTGCATATAATCTTACTTAAGCCCACCTAAGTGAGCTTAATAAAACTACTTCATATCTTCAAAACTAATTGAATACCTATGTCTCATTTCTACTCTAGCTAATCCACTCTTAGGGTCTTTAGTATGTTGAGGAATCATTACCTCTTTTAATACATCAATATGACCTTGACTAACTTCTACAGGTGTATTCAATGGTAACACCATTTGACCTAAGTCAAAGTACTCATTTGAACAGTTCACTGTACAAGACGTAGTCTGATTGTTAACTCTCTGATCATTATCAATGATAGTAACTACTCTAGTTTTTGTAGCTCTTTCTCTAGCTTCCGCTATTCTCTCACCTCTAGTCTTCTTACCGCTCACAGCAGATTTCACTTCAGATTTTTCCTCAGTCACTTTAGTTTCTACATCTTTTTGGATTTCTTCCTCTAAAGTCTCTTGTGATTTGTAAAATTCCTCAATCTTAGCTTCAAGCTTTGCTTCACCTATATTTGCACTAAAGTTAATTCCTAACTCTTTTGCTTCTTGTTTTAATTCGTCTAATTTCTCTGACATTGTCTAATTCCTTATGGTTTGGTTTTTTAGTTAATGTATTGTAACTCAATTTATATTAGAGGAGCCTTAAGCCCCTCCGGTTAGCCTCAATTAGATTGAAGCACCAACTAATACTTTTAATAAAGCTTCTTCTCTTAGGATAATTCCAGCGTAGAAGAAGTTGTATGAGAAGAACCCAGTAGTTCCATATGGGTTACCATTCTCTACCGCTTCTGGCGATTTAGAGTGGAATTTAATTTTACCTTGACCTTTTAATCCAACAGTTGCAAATGAACCTTCAGTTGGGAATAAAACAGGGTAAACATCAAACTTAGCATCAGTACCAATAGTACCAGTGTAAGATAATGAACCAGTATATCCAGCAGGTACATCAGCACCAGATTGTGCATATACTACTGCAGATTCAGACTCAATAAATCTAACTTCATGCATAGCTCCAACTTCACCTTCAGCCATTGCTTGACCATTTCCATACTTATGTACAGGTACATATGCTAATTCACCAACAGAGTTAACTGCAGTTTCTAAATCAGCTTTAACGTCTGCACCAATTACAGCGTAAAAAGAAGATGCGATAGGAGTAGTTCCAATCTTAGTCGAACCAGATACAATAGAAGTATTTTTCTTAGCTCTATTTCTAACTAATTTTCTTACAGACTTTCTAACTAAATCATAAGAGATCTTAGCTTCAGCATCGTCTGAACCATCAGCAGCAATTGAATCACCAATTGTAGCCATAGAAGTTGCAGCACCAGCATAAATAGCCGTAGAAGTACCTAACATATCTAATTGTAATAAATCTTCATATTTAGAGTTAGCTAACTCACCTAATTCTTCTCTATATCTAACTTGAATATAATCTTCTGAAAATAAATCTACTTCATCAGTATAGTCAATCATCTCACCATATCTAGCGATAGTAGTTTCAAACGTTAATTTGTTTAACGATCTTTTATTTACCGCACCAGCACCTTCAGCTAATGTAGCATCAGTTAATGCAGCAGATACCTCTGCAGCTGTTCTAGCTGTCATGAAACCTTTTGCAGCGAAATCTGCATCAGCAGTCGATCTATCATACATATGTTCAAATCTAGAGATTTTAAACGTCTTACCCATTTTCTTAGGCATTGATTTTCTATCTGCGAACTGACCATACACATTAGTTCTGTTTGCAGCTTTAATACCTGCTCTATCATAGTAGTGTACAATTGTATTTGCACCTGCTGTTGAGTTTGCCCCATTTCCGTAAACGTTAGTAGTTGCCATTTTATATTAACCTTATCTTTTGTTGTTAAGGACCATTACTGGTCCTGAAGTTTAGCATACCACTCGTCAAATGCCTCATCTGAGTCATCCAAGTAATCTACTACCTTCTTAGTTCCTGCGGCCTTTCTCGTAGGCGCAGCTGCCTTTCTTTTCTTAGCTTCAGTCTTAACAGTCTTCTGTTTAGTCTGACTAGCCTTAACTCTCTCTAACTCCGCTTGCTTAGCAACTCTAGCTTCTTTTTCTAATCTAGCTTGCTCTGCAGCTTGTTGTCTTCTGTCAACCTCTGCTTGTTGAGTAAAATACTCTCTGGCTGCGTCTTTATAGTAGTCTAAATCAGACTTCTTATTACCGTCAAACACCTTTAATTTTTCTGCAATCGGTTGAACTTTATCAAACATACCGCTCTTTACGTCGTTATGTAACAGTCTAATCATTTCAGGGTTCTTAGTCATTTCACCAAATGAATTCTCATCCCATTCTTTAGACAGTATCTTATGAGTCGTGTCATATTCTTTATCAGCACTAATATCATCGATAATATCTTTAATATCTAACGCTGTTCCATCCCGACCATAATCATTAGGCTTATAGTTAGTTTCATCAGTATCTAAATCGAGAGCATCTACGCCTGTTCTCTTTATCACTTCAGATAACGCACCTTTATCACCTTTAAGTACATCAATCATTAGATTAATATCATCGTGCTGTAATTGAGCACTTTCTAAGGCATCGATCGTTTTTCTCCACGGCTTCATCGCCTGAGTCTTCTTCGTATAGTCCATTGCTTGTCCGAAGATTCTTGGGAATTGTTCCATAATCTCATCTGGAGTAAACTCGTACTCTCTACCATTAGCTCTAAATACTTGTTTCTGTACTTCTGATACTTCATCTACTTCAGCATCAATTTCATCTTCAGTTTGTTCATCTTCTGCGTCTAGTTCCTCGTCAGGTTCACCTTCTTCATCTTCCGAATCTTCCAAATCATCTTCTTCTTCAGTCTCTTCAGCATCTAAATCATCATCGGAATCCTCTAAGGGTTGTTCCAAATCATCATCTAAATCATCTTCATCTTCAGTATCTAACTCCTCCTCTTCAGGAGCCTCTTCTTCAATCTCTTCTTCTACAATTTCATCTTGCAGACCGTCATCTTCTTTAGCTCTACTGAACTCCGCCTCTAACTCTTCGTCAGACATATTGAATAGTTTATCTTCATCCATCTACTATTCCTCGTCTTCCTCAGGCATTTGTGAACCTAACATCTTTACCGTTCTAAAGTAGTCTTGTAATGCTGATACAGCAACTAATTGCTCCATTAGTACAGGTCTAGTTCCTTGAGCTCTTGTATAGTCATGAGCCAACATACTTGTTTGGTTATATACAAAGTCCTTAAAGTAACTTTCCATTACTACTGACTTAAAGTCTTCGTTCTTCTCTAATCTTTCTAAGGCGTCTTTTAAGTTAGCCCAATACTCAACTTCTTTCTTTTCAATTAATGACTCGTCTACATTTTCTGTAGGTGCCTGGTTATTTACGATTTCCATATTCGTAAGTCCTTTCCTATTATAGATTTATTGTAGCAGTTCTAACTAGTAGAACTTTTACTTGTGTCAATTCTACCACTTATATTCTTAGAAGTCCCTTAAACAGGAACTTTCTAATCTAATTCAGGTGCTTCAGCTTATAAATAGTTTGTAAAAACAACATCTCAATCTCATCTACTACAGCTCTCAAAGCACCTGTACCACAACCTTCTGCTTCAGCTAATACCGAATTCAACTGCGTCTGTAATCCTCTTGCAGGATCATCTATACTAGACTTAAACGATATCTTAGGTATCGTTAGTAATCCAAACTTACCTTGTCCAACTTCAGATATAGTATCCGCTACTTCTACCACTTCTTCATAAAACTTCTTTAAAGCCTTGTGATCACTATAACTACTAGTCTTTAAGTGAGCTCTATGAGCATAGTCTCTACTCGCAAACAATATACCTACTATCTTAGCTACTCTCTGTTTCTCATTCATTATTTACTTCCTTTACCTTTTTTCTTTTTACAAGCCATTTTACTTCCTTTTGTTTTAGATTTACTTACATTCTTTTTAGGCTTACTCTTACCATCTACTGTACCGCCATAGTAAGAAGCTAATCCTGTGTCTGTATACATTTCCATTATTTCTCGTTAGCCCTTCCCATAGTTTCCTACCATTTTTCCTTATCAGCCCAGTAAGCTGCAGACATCTTACCTTTAGCGATATTCTTAGCATGTCTAGCTTTAAAAGACTTTCTTCTTTTTCTTTCAGCCTCAGTCTCACCTTTTTTCTTCGGAGAACCTTTAACACCTTGCTGTCCAAATCTAATAGTCTTCTCTTTACCATTCTCACATGCTTTAACTACATGACTTTTAGTCTTATGGTTTGGAGTCTTCTTAGGCTTATTACAAGCCAATTCTTCTGCTAATCCTCTTGCCATTACATCATTCCTTGTGCTTGCATTCCCGCTAAACCTTCTTGTCCAGCAGGCATAGCTTCAGAAGCCATCTCTTGTTTAACTAATTCCATAGCCATCATCAATACCTCTTGTGGTACACCTTGAGCCAGTAACTCTTCAGGGTTCATACCTTGCATCAGCATCTGAGCCACTTGTTGAACCATCTTCGGATCAACTTGTGGTTGTTGTACTGTAGCTTGTTGCGCTAGTCCTTGCTCTTCCATTACTCTGCCTTCTCGTACATATTTCCGTATCTAGAAGCTAAACTATCCATGTACGCACCCTGACCTGCTTGCGTTTGTGTATCTACTCTATTAGCTCTTTGCTTCTCTTGTACTGCCATAGCTAACCCTTCCATCTCTTGTGGATTAAATATGCCAGTCTCTTGAGCATAAGCAGCCGCTTTAGCTTGTTCTTGAGGGTTGCCTTCTAGGATCATCATAGCTAAGTCTTGTTTAGCTTGGTTAACGCCCTGCTCTACTTCTCTATCTTGGTACCCTTGCTTGTACATACCTTGTTCTCTTACTTTTTTACCTAACTCTTGATCAGAAGCAGCACCACTTAGTGTTGCGTTTGGGTTTGTGTATGGGTTTCCTGTCATTATCTTGATACTCCTATGTTTTTGATATATTTCCATGTATAGCCTAAAGAACTTTTTCTTCTTCCTGCACATACATTACCTATATGAGATTTCTCTACTCCTAGTGCTCTTTGTGCTTCCGCTATAGACTCGTATACTTTACCAGTCTCTACACACAGGACAGGTATATAATACTTTTTTTGTCCTTTTCTGTAATTATGTATTTGTTCTTTATTACGTTTTTGCCCTAGCAATTTACTGTTTCTTAGGTCTTTCGTTTTTTGGGACTGCTTGGTACCGGTAAGAGTTTTGCTGATACGATCTTTAGTATCTTGATTAATAGTAGCTCTAAAACCGCCTTCTTCCGCATTGTACCCCTCTCCGTGACAACTGTTGTAAAAATGTATCCAGTATCTTTCAAAAGCGTCAATCATATAATCAGGAACATCACGTACTATAACTTCATAACTAAAGCTTTCAAATCCGTACTTCCTTATAGCTCTGCAAAAAGCAGTTTCTATACCTTTTAAGGCATCATAAACATGTCTTCTTTTTCTTTCTTTCTCGTTTTTTGTTTGTCCTATATACACTTTTCCGCTAGGAGAGGTATATTTATATACTATATACCTTTTCATCTAGCCATACCTATGTTTGTATCGCCTGCAAGT